AGAGTAATACCGTTACGGCTTTTAATAATATAACATGGTTTACAAAAGGTGACCTAACAAGATGCCCATCCAACCCAGTAATTGTGACCCAGTAGTTGGCAAATCAGAGGGACAAATTGACAGCCAAGTCTGTAGAAACATAATTAAGTTTACTAAAATATGCACCCGAGTATTACCGCTATCATTTTCCAAAATCATAATCCTGTTGCACGGGCGGTCAAGCCAATGCTACCATAATCCTATTCGTCATAATTAATCAGAGAGTAGAACGACTACGTACAAACCCATGATTGTTCCTGCTATCCATGATCCAGTGAGTCTGATGACCATGATGGTTGTGAATATACCCCAGACACTAAGTGAAAACACCCTCAAATTAATTGATTGAGTGATATAGAGAGTCGCTTTCACGATCAAACTTCTTATAATAAGTAGTATTCTCACTGCAAAATTCTCATGTTCATCATCCTCAAACTTTCTGTTCAATTCAGTTGTAAACAGATCTCCGAATGACTTTGTGTTCACACAATTCCACTGTAGACACCAATAGACTGGTAATAAATCTCCGTTCGGTCGTTGAATCACACCCAAAACCTGGTGTGGATCACAATTGAAGTCTGTTGCAATTACTTCATCGGATTCATTATCATCAATCGGATTGCCCACAATTCTATCATTACAGAACACAGTTTTCTTTCCTAAAGTTGTGTAAGTGATGTGCTTGAATTCTGCTGGTAGTGTTGGTGAGGAACCTATTATAAGGTTGCGATGTTCTAATACCAAAGCATGAGTGATGTTAGTTGCATAGCCATAAAAATCATTCCTACTTAGATCGTATACAAGTCCAAATTCCAAGGCCATAGGAGACATAAGATGATATTCACCATTTTTAAAGATCATACCATATTGTAATATGGAAGTAGGTTCAGCTCTTGTTAAACTATACCATCTACTCCAGTGGCTATTCTTCCTCGATGTTATCTGACTCTTTGAATACCTGATTCCCACACATACTAGAGTGTGAACATTCTCAAACCAAGAAATCTCATAATCATCATGGTTATGCCATAAATAAAAACAGTTGGATCTAGCCAATGAATTCACACACTCTTTTGTCGGGTTGTTCTTACTGAACCATCCCACATCATATGTCAGATAATCAGTACAAAAGGGATCACCTGCATCAGTATCATAAACCATAAATTCAGTTGGTGTCAACATTTTCTCAGTGATGTTATGCACTAACACTTCATATCTTGATTCAGAGAAATCCTGTACACGAGTTGTAGTATTGATGTAAACATTGTCCGTAGTCATAAACCCCCTAACGTCCTTCAATCCCCTGGACAGATATTCTAAATCCCCAGCTTGGCTAAACTCTGTCCAAAGGCTAAGACATAGGAACAAACAGCACCTAATATCATAGCTATGGGATGACCTCTTTTGTACCCATAATAGAGCAAAATTAGAGCACCAGTAAGAACCCATGTGTTGTGCACGAGTCCTATACCAACTACAAATCCTACTATCATATGAGCCATTGTACCTCCTAAAAAAGCGATCGCAATAACCAGGGTGAGGGATTGATATACACGCAATTTAAAATCATCGGACCAGTCCGACGGGTTCCAAGACTTAGAAACAGAACCAATACTCCAGATATCAGTCAATTTAGCAACTGACGCTCCGGTATTGGTAGCGGCATACGCGGTGCCTCCGAAATGGATGCCAACTAGGGCAACCAGGAGCACCTTTGTAATGTTCATGTTGAGATGTAAAAAAATAATGTTTTGCTTTCTATAATATTCAATACTGAAATAACACTATCTTATATATCAATTTATA